CTCCAGGAGGCATAAAGAAATTAAACTCCGAAACGTGTGTAAATTTAAAATTAATAGTACCTGGACTCTGCCAATGACTTAAAGGATTACGTTGTTGCCAACTAGGTTGTAACCATAACCATTTAACACCAGTTTTCTCAACTATTCTCCATGGCATATAAAACTTCATATGATGCATACCAGGCTTATGATCAGTGTAATCTTCAGCGGCATGGGTATGACTAGACATATATTTTGTTGGTAATACGTCCCAAGCAACCTTCCCGTCTAGATGTCGTTGTACTTCTATACTGGCCCAACTAGGTATTATAAATCCTTCTTTCATGTATCCTATAATAGCAGGACACGTTTTCATTGAGGCGATTTCTAATCCTTCTACATGAGTTTGGGGGTGTGTGTCTGGCCTTGATGCTGGCATCTTCTTCCACCATTCAGGAATAAACTCACGTGACGGTCTAGGCTTAAACATATCGTAAGCGTGTTGGTCGTCAGTAAATAAATCTACTACAATTTTCTTTTGTTTAAATTTAAAAAACATAGTTTTACCATAACAACGAAAAGTCTAATGTTTCCGTTGATCTTGAAACTTCCTTAATAAAAAATGCACATGGTGGTTTAGGACCGTCATGTAAAGGTACGGTTAATAAGTGTCCAGGTTTCAGTTTTGGAAAATACCATTTAACATCTTGGTAAACATTAATTACATCAACAGGCATAAAGTCTGGTCTAAATCCACTCAATGGATTAAATGTGTAACTATCAAATCCTCTATCATTTAAACTTGTTAATGGTAAAATTTCTAAGTCACCGTCCTCTGGAGAGCCAACAATCATGCTCCACTCTAATGGCATTTGAACTTGGAACTTGCCAATCTGTAATACAACAGCCGGCGAACTAAAACTTTCTAAATAGATTAAAGGTACAAAAAAATAATCAGGATCTTTAGGATCTGAATTATCTAATACGCTGTAACGGATATCTTCTGTTAGTTCTTTTGGTAAGTTATTCAAATCATAACTTTGATTATCTAATGTTAATATTTTCATAATTTAATCTATTGCAATCCTCTCTATTGTGAATGGGTACTTCGCTTCTTTGTAAAACTTTTTACGCTGTGTAAGATGGCGTTTGGCAAACTTACATCTGCTTGTGATATCCCATATTTGGACATGATCTTTGTCCTCTGCTTTTCTAATTCCTCTGCCAATTGACTGAATAACACGTACAAAAGACTTACCAGGCTCAATAAGAACAAGATTAAATATGCGAGGAATGTTAATACCAACTGCGGCAACACCATAAGTTGCAATAATAACCTTATTAGTTGATTCTTTAATTTCATCATAATGCTCTTTACGTTCTTCACCTTTGGTTTCGCCAGAGATGAAGACACTTCCATTTATATTACATTGTAACATATTTCCTGCGGAAATCCTATCAACAAGTATCAAAGTATTACCACTTTGGCTAATTTTTTCAATCAATCTACCAATCCATTCTAAACGCTTTTCGCTCGTTGTTAGATATTTTAATTCTTCCTGGTATGTTTTGAACTCTTGTGTGTCATCAGTTTGAATAATATTAATATCACATTGTGCCAGTACACCCTTATCTTGTAAATCACTTGCACTAATATTGTTAATTACTTCTCCTAGTCCTGCTCTGATACCTTGGAACTCAAATTGTTCTTTGGGTATAGTTCCTGTTAATCCCCAACGAATTGGAACGTGTGCAAAGTTTTGTGTAAGTAGTTGCTTCAGAACATCTGCTTTTGCTTGATGAACTTCGTCAACAATAATGCAACGAACATCTGCCATTGCTTCTTGGAATGTAATTACTGCTTCTTGATTTTTTGTTTTCTTACTTAAGATATTCAAACTCTGCCAAGTACAGATGGTATGTGTTCTGCCTAGTTCTTTTCTATCACCAAAGTAAACACCAACATCTAATCCGCAGTTTACATAATCTTCTTCTGTTTGTGTAACAAGACTTTTATTAGGTACAATCACAAGACTGCGTCCATATGGTTCACACAAATGAGATAATGTTGCAGTAATAATTGTTTTACCCGCACCTGTAGCAACTTCTTGTAATGATTGTGGGTTAGATAAAAAATTATTAACAACATCTAACTGATAATCACGTAAACGAATAGGTTGTCCTTCTGCTGGATGTCCTTTAGGCCAGCAAGTATCTCCCCAATAGTCTTCTTTAATATGATTAAATTTTAGTTCAGTAGGTTGTCTTTGATCTTCAACCTCAACGTATACACCTTTGTTTTCTAGTTCAACTAGCACTTCCTCTAGCATACTTACATAAGTAGTTCCACCGAGTCCGAAAAAACTAACGGTACCATCCCATCGTCCTAATTTATATGCTGGCAAGTAACGAGCATACGGAATCTCATACTTAAATTTATTAGATAAATGTTTTCTCATTGAAAGGTCTAACCCTTCAAATTTTACATTTACTTCGTCTTTAATTACTAATTTACAAGATGCCACTTAATTAATTCCTTTGATTAATGTAGTATTATACATTACTAATGGTTTATTTTCAAGATAAATTTGTGTTTTATAATGTGCAGGTTTGATTGCTAAATCTACAATAATAATGTCTGCTTCTACATTATCTTTAACAAATGTTTTTGGAATACGCTCATTAGTAATTAACACCTTTTTATTTGGAGAATATTCGTTTACGTTTTCGTTTTTAATAAATTCGTTTGCTTCTTTATCTTTTTTATATCTAAAACAAACAGCAATGTCATTTTCATTAATGCCATTGTCTTTTAAGTTTTTGATCCATAATTTAAGTTGCTCAGGATCGGCTGATTGAACAAATATAATTGTTGTTGCTGTTTTACTAATGGTATCAATTAACTCGCTTACAGGATACTTTCGAAAATCGATATTAACTTGAGTTTCATCACCAAGCATGATCTTATCATAGTACGTTTGCTTACCATATAACTCTACAATAGAATCGTCATACGCTACACAACCTCTTTTTCTTGCCCACATAACAGCAGTCCGAACATCATTGATTGTAGCAAGATTGTTTTGTTCTTCATCAGATAATAAAATATTTTCTACATAAAATTTATTATTGTATTTTAGAATAGGATAGTATTGTATTCCATCTTTTAATACTGCTTCTATTTGTTCATACTTGTCTAGAATTTCTCTATCAATTGAAAAGTTTTTTCCTTTAATTTGTTTGAACATAAAATCTAAATTAGGCTCATTATAATCAAAGTTCCATTCTTTTGTATCGGGTTGATAATCACCTCGCTTGTAAGGAACCTTTTTACGTTTTTTAAAAGCATTTACTAGGTCAGGAATAAATGGACTTTTACAAACAAGTTTCTCGCCGTCAACATAAATGCTTTTAGTTTTATCAATTACTCTAAATGGATTTTTATATATTTTTTCAGCGAGAAGTTTTTCAATGTCAAATCCAACATTAGTTAATGCTCCTGAATACTTTTTAAGTAATCGCTCGGCAATAGTTCCTTGTTTTTCTGTAAGTGCTAACCCGCTATCTAACTGAGTTGCTAGGCTTCTAGCAATCGGATGATCATATGGCTGTATACTAATGGGTTCAAATACAAATCCTAATCCTATAGTTCCGCCACCGAGATATATTACAGCATCTTCGATGCAGTTGGTAAAATTATCTGGAAGTTGAAATATGTTACTCATATTGACTACGTCACCTATGTTTAATTTAAATTATTATACTATGTATTATAGCACAAAATTATTTTTTTGCAAGAACTAATTCCTGCAATTTTGGTAATAATTGCAATAAAGGTTCACCATTTTGAATTTCTTCTAGTGTCCATTCCGTATATGCTAGGTCATTTAACCATTGTGTTCTATCAGGTTTTATTGGATTATTAATTGTTGTAAGATCTTGATTACCTACATCCCAGGCCAAACTTTCCGGACCAACAAATACAGGAACTCCGCCAATTACTGCTTGGGTGGCAGGGTTACTGCTCCAATTAACAACAGCATGGGCATTGTGAAAATCAAAATCAAAATCGTCGTATGATCCATCTATCTTTAAAGGAGTTTGTCTTGTTACATTAATAAATTCTATTTCAATCCAATCAAGTCTTGATCTAGGATGTTCTCTAATTATGATAGGCTTGGCTGTGTATTTTCTAATAGTGTCAACGGTATTGTACACCCAAGTACTCGCTGGAGGCATATTACGCCATTGATGACTATGAGGATTTTGACAGCATATGATTATATCTCTACCTGTTTGCCACGGCTTTAATTCTAACCCAAACTTTTTTGCTCTGTCATCGGGTTTACCCTTTTCTCCGAAGTATGCTTCTCTATTAATACCATTGATTCCAACCTTCCAGGTTGAATTTCTTTTTATTCCGCCTACTTCTAAAACTATAACTGGAATATTATTTTTTTGACAATGATCCCATATCGCTTTATTTTTACTCATGCGACCGTTCCATAGTATGCTCCATATAACAGCAACATCATAATCGTCATGTTCGATACATGCGTGTTTGGATAAACTTTTTGCGAAAGCATCAAACACGGGTACTGAATTTAATGCACCATTTTCTCTAAATAGTTTGAATCTCATCAACAAGTTCCTTATAGTCTTCCGATAGTCTGTAGTATTCACTAAAGAAAATATCAAACTCTAACATTATTTTTAACAAGGATTTGTCAATGCCTAAGTGTTTAACTTCTTTAGGTACGTGCCTTGCTTGTGTTTTTTTCTTTCCTACAGAGTTATTCCATGCACCCATTTCTTTTCCTGCTTGTGCAATTTGTTTATAACTTCTTCCTGTTTTTTCTTCCCAATGTTTAAGTTCAGTTAAACTTTCAAGTTTTAATAATCGCTGTTGTGTATTACCAAAGTAACTAAAATGCCAACCGCCGTCTTCGATTACAGGAGGTAGATTTTCTTGAAATGTTTTAGATTTTTTAAAAGTAATTATATCATTAATTAACGGACTTTCGCCTACTAAATTTTTTACAAGGCAACCTCTTGTTCCGTACCATTGATCACCGTATCTAGCACTCCAGTGAACATGGACCACACGATACATCTGTTTAAATGCAAACCAATAGTTGTTGTTTGCTACTTCCTTTGCTTCATCTAACTTATCAATGCTCCAAAACTCATCAATGTCGCTGAATAAAAACAAGTCGTCATCGTTTGCAATTTCTTTTGCTATAAATGCCATAGCATTTTTAGTTCTTCCTTCGGGCCATTTCCATTTCTTACGATCGTTTGTCCATTCAACAGGATGCTCAATAAATTTGTAAGTAATTTTGTCTTTTATATTTTGCGGAAGTTTTTCTAATAGTGTAGGAAATTTTTGATTATTAGGACCTGCTTTCCATGTTAAACTACTTTCTGTAATAACAAAATGATCTACAACATCAGCATAATATCTCAATCGACTTTCTGCTAACTCATATTCATTAAAAAACACAAATGCATCAATAACCTTCATTACTCATTTCCTTTATATAATTTTCTAATTTATGTTTAGGTTGCCATCCTAATTCTTTTGTCTTTTCTGTAACAACAGCAGAAGTCATTCGATTACCTTTTCTTTCCGGAAGCATTACAATATTACCATTAAACATTTTTGCAACTTCTAAAATACTAAATGACTCGTCACTACCAATGCCAAATTCGTCACCATGGCCTTGCTCTCCAATTAATACTAATGCATCGATGATATCACTTACGTGTGTAAAATTTCTTTTTTGCGTTCCTGGTGCAACTACCGTTAGTTCTTTTGTATGTTTCATTTGCTCTATGAATAATGCAATTAATGTTGCATACTTGCCTTGTTTAATTTCTCTAGGACCGTATACATTATAAAAATACGAAATAGCATAAGGTAAATTATACCAGTTACCGTAGTTTTGTACCAGTTGTGTATTTGACGATTTGGTAAAAGCGTATGGAGAAGAGTTTGGACCCAAGTCACCGTATTTTGTACTACTACCACTATAAACAATCTTGCAATTATGTTTTCTAGCAAATTCTAATACTTGGAATGTTCCAATAGAGTTATACTCATGTACGATATTAATATCATCAAAACTTTGTTCAACTCTAGAATATTCTCCTAAATGATAAATCAAATCAGGAGATAATTTAACCAAACTATCAATGTTGTGTGTATTACCTTTTATGTAAGTAACACCTTCTACGTGATTATCTTCGGACCCAGTAAAATAGTTGTCAAGGCTATAAACAATATGCCCTAATTGCCATAATCTTTCACATAAATGGCTTCCGACAAATCCTGCTCCGCCTGTAACTAGTATTTTCATTATTTTTGGACCTTGTGTTCTACTGCTAAATATACGTATATTATTTATGGAGAAACTTGATGGCTAGAAAATTTTCAGTTGTTACAACTTTCAATCAGAAAGGTTTAGAAACATACGGACAGCGTATGATTGATAGTTTTGAAAAGAACTGGCCAGACGATGTTTCATTATTTGTGTACACGGAAGATTGTACACCAAAAACCACAAAAAGCAATATTATAGTTAAGGATCTAATGGCAGATCCTTACATTCAAGCATTCAAACACAAATGGAAAGATGTTGATAAAGCAAACGGCAGAGAGAATCCTAAAGGCAGAGTAGATTCGCATAAAGGGTTTAAATGGGACGCTATACGTTTTTGTCATAAAGTATATTCTATTTTTAATTGTGCAAAAATATTACATAGAGGTGAAACTGATGTATTAATTTGGATGGATGCTGATACCTATTGTCATAGTCCAATGTCTGTTAGTTTCTTAGAAGAATTTATTCCTAGTGATAGCACTATAACATATTTTAGTCGAGAACCTAAATGGCCAGAGTGCGGGTTTTACAGCATGAACTTACGTGACGATGTGTGTATTAGATTTTTAAGTAGATTCCAATGGGTATGGGATAACGCCGAAGAAGGAATTTTTACAATGAAGGAATGGCACGATAGTTATGTGTTTTACGAAATTGTAAAAGAGTTTAGAAGCGTAGAAGGTTTTAAAGAACATAGTTTAAGTAATGTATCGATCAAAGGAGAAGGTCATCCGATCATCAATAGTAAAATTGGTGCTTACATTGATCACATGAAAGGTGATAGAAAATTTAGAGGTAAGTCAGACGCAAAAGATTTAAAGATCCAGAGAAACGAATCATACTGGCGAGGCTGATTTATTATGAAAGAAAGATACTTTCAACACTTCAGAGAAATATTATCTGAATTTCGTCCTGAAACTATATGTGAAATAGGAACGCATAATGCTAAAACAGCATTGCAAATAATTCAACATCTAGTCAAATTACAAATTAAACACAAATATACAGGGTATGATGCATTTGAACTTGCTAACAATTCTAGCGACCAAGAAGAAATAAACGGCAAAGGTCCAGGTGATTATAATTTAGTATTAAGCAAATTTAGAAAAATACAGAGCAATCTATTTTCTTTTGAGTTGCATCGGGGATGGACACAGGATACACTAACAGAAGCCGCGTATGATTTTGTGTTTATAGATGGTGGACATAGTTACGAAACGGTTAAATACGATCATAGTAAAGTTGAAAAAAGCAAAATTGTTATATTTGACGATTACGAAATTCCAGATGTTCAAAAGTATTTTGATGAATATGTTTGGAAAAATCAAATCGAACAGGTCGATTGGAATTTAAAAGAAATAAAAAAACAAAACAAAACGGTTTTTACGTTTATGCCTAGGGAAGATAAAAAGAAAGATTTTGTATTAGGATCTCCAGGAATGCACCTTCAACCGGTTATATTTAGAATGGAGAACGAATAATGTTAAAAATTAATTTTTCAGAGTGTACAAATTTAGAAGAAATGTATAATCTAGTAATGCAAGAAATGCCTAAAGCACACGGTCCTGGATACGAAAAATACATATCAAAAATTAGAGAATTCATTAGAGAAAACAATATCAAAACATTTAGAGAAACAGGAACCAACCAAGGATGTTCGACGGTGAGTGCTATGTTATCTAAACCAGAATACATTGAAACCATTGATAAAAATACATTAAACATCGCAAGAAGAGAATTACTAGAAGAATATTGTAAAAAAGAAAATATTGAGTTTAGTGTAATTACATCAGATACCGGTGGATACTATCCTAAGAAACCTGTTGAGTTTACTTTTATTGATTGTAAACATAAAAGAAAACACGTAATGGTTGTTTTTAATATACACAAAAATACAACTAGTAAATTTATAATGTTCCATGATACTAATCATCCTGGACTTCCTGGTGTTAGTGTAGCAGTTAATGCAATTATTAAAGAAAACAAAAATACATGGGAAGTACACGAAATTAATACAGACAACGTTGGATATACAATTTTAAGGAAGAAGTAATGAAAAGATCCGGCGATTGGTTTGTAACTGATAGCGAACTTAGAAAAGCAAGACAGGCATTAGAACAACCAAAGAATAATATTACATGGGAAGGTGATTTTATCGACGACCTAATTAACCTTTCTAAAACTAAAGAAGTTGCACTAGACATCGGCGCTAACTTTGGCTTTTGTACATACAAGTTTAGTAATTTTTTTAAACAAGTAATTGGATTTGAACCGGTCAAAGAAGTTTATGATTGCTTGGTTGAAAATATAGACAAAGATAATTGTATATTGCATAACTATGCATTAGGAAATAAATCAGATCTAGTTTTAATGTTGAATCAAAGAAAAAGGCAAGGACAAAATCAAATTATAGATAATGTTGTTGCTAAAGAAATGCCCTCTAAAAAATCTAAAGGATCTAAGTTTGAAATCATTGAAAACGTACAAGTGAAACCATTAGATGAACTTAATTTGCAAAATATATCTATGATAAAAATCGATGTTGAAGGTTTTGAAGGAAACGTTATAGAAGGCGCAAAGGAAACTATACGTCGAAATAAACCTATTATGGGTATTGAAAAAACTTCTATTGATAGTCTTTTTACAAAACGCGAAGTAAATATCGATAAGCAAATGGAAGAACTAGGTTACTTTCATTATAAAACATATGGAAAGCACAGCACAAATAATATCTATCTTCCTAAGGAGTATGCATGATTATAATATCCGGAGGCAATGAATTAAGATTCAACTCTCAAATCAATCATAAAAATTATGCTGATAATCAAGGAGTAGAGTATAAAAATTATACAGGCATTCAATATGATCAAGGACTTATTAAGCGGCCTCATTATATTAAAATATATTCATTACTTGACGCATTGAAAACACACAACGAAGTTATGTGGATAGACGACGACGCATTTTTTGTTGATTTTGATTGGGATTTTCGAAAAATATTTGAAGTATCAGATAAGCCGTTTATACTTAACAAAGGATGGTCAGTTAAAGCATACACTCCTATGTTTAATAGTGGCGTAATGTTTGTTCGAAAAAATAAAGAAGTAATTAAAATGCTTGAAGAAATTCCAAACATTCATGTCGATGTATTAACAAAAGAATGGAAGCAAGAATGGGGTAGAGGGAAAGGAAATGATCAACCTAGATTAATTTATTTGTCTCAAACAAAGTACGGACATTTATTCGACATGTTAGATAATAACAAATATAGATTTAATCAAAGACCTAGTCATGCTATGCATAGTAAAGCACACATAGTACATTTTGCCGGAGCAACAGATAAAAAGCAACCTGCTATCGACGACTTTGAAGCACGAATGAATATAGATTTGCTAAAACCTATTAAGATAGACGAAAAAGGCCGAAAGCCGAGATATTATAATTTCTAAACGTACTTTCGCATGTGTGACCAACATGCCCCGTTAGATAGTTCTTCCATATTCCAATGACTAGCACATAATTTCCATAACCATTTTTCTCTTTCTGGTCTATTTGGATTTTCAATTTGTGATAGATCTGTGTTTGCTAATTCACCTGCTTGGCAATGTTCTGGATCAGTAGCAAAGATTGGAACACCGTGTAGTAATGATGCAACGGTAGGACTTGAATTTTTTACAACCATTGCCCAACATTTGTTAAGATCTTCCGCTAAAGGTTTGTATTTAGGACTTACCGTTACTTGGTATTGTTGAGCAAGTTGTTTACCTTGTTGTTCGTGCATCCGTGTTCCAGGATGTGTTCTAACAACAATAGGACGATCACTATATTGTCTTATAGTTCTAATAGTGTTAGATAACCAATTGATAACCGATTCTCCTCGCATACTCCAGCCGCCTTCGCGTTGTAAGCAAATTAAAATATGTTTACCTTTGTGCGAGTACGGAAGTAATTCTAAATTATAACTATTTTTAATCCTATCCCAATGCTCAGAAGTTTCCACATCTTTATTACAATAATCTCCTGTATTTGGAAATATACCATCAAAACTAAAACGTAACATTTCTGTATTATTGTGTTCACTGCCTGTGGCAAAACTAAACATATTGCTATCAATAATAACACAGCGTTTAGGAGGTTTTGTATTTTGTTCTAATATTTGTTTTCTGAATTGTAAATGAGGTGCATTCTTACCTGCTTCGTGTACAAACCCTTGTAGTACTGCAACATCGCAATCTACATAAGTCATTCCGTCATGTACAATACCTTGATCGCCTATGCAGTTTACTCCTTGAATAAACTTTTTAAGCATCTCAGGTTTAGCAGGATTTTTATTTCTTGCAGGAATTCCGCCTAAGAAACTTACAACTTTCATTAGAGCATTCCCTTGACTTTATTCCAGAAATTTTCATTTGCTGTTATACATTCATCTAGTGCATCTGTATGTATTTCTGCCTCGTCAAGTGCTTCTAACCAGTCTCCACCTTTTGTTGTTTTTAATTCTACTTTATGTTTGAATCCATAAAATTTAGAACTCCATGGATTAGCAACTAATACTTTTTTACCTAATAGTGTTGCCCAGTATGCTCCGTGGTAACTATTAGTAACAACTGCGTGTGCAGAACCTAGCAACTCAATTGTTTGTTGTAAATTATTACCCGAATTAACAAATCGAGGTATTGGTTTATTTCCAAAGTCTGTTGACTTAATCAATTGTTTTTTGTGTTCGAATATAATAATATCATTTGTTACATTATATTTTTTCTTAAATCCTGGATGCATACAACTAGCACAAGGAACCCATTCATAGTCTGGAAATACATCAAACCATTTATCACCCCAATGATCACGTATTCCGATTAGATCAAACCTTCTAAGTTCTTTTGGATATCTCGGAACGTCTGTTGTTCCTTGAACATTGTGACCTGTACCCCATACTATTCTTGGAGCAGTTGATTCTGGAATTTGATCTTTTGCTTCATCTATCGCTTCTTTTAGTTTACCGTAAAACTTATCATATGCTACTTTGTTTTTAGGATTTTGTAGATACCATCGATGATCCCAGCAGTCTTCTATTTGTGCTCGATCAGGAGATCCAATCATAAATTTAATATTGTCTCCAAAATGTTCATTACCAAATAATCCGCCACCACCATAAATTACGGGCAACTCATCTGAAAATGCTTTTTGTCCAACATGGTCAACGTCGACAACTTCGTATTCATCTTCCTTTAAAAAATATTGTAAAGGATTAGAAGCCATGTCGCCTACATTATTTTGGTCTGTTCTATGTATTACAACTGCTTTTTTGCTCATATCATGTCCTGTGTATATAATTATCTAGGAACTTCGAACCCATCTGCTTTTTTGACTTTACCTTTAAAATGGGTCATATACTCTGATAAAATGGTAAACTTAAAAATAGTATTATGTTTTCGATCTCCTAAATCCCTAAATTTAACTCCGTTATTTTCAAATTCGTTTACAACAGAACCAAAAACGTCACCGTCATAAAAACGTCTTAGTTTTTCGCCTTCGCCTGTTGTATAATATTCGCGATATCTATTAATAAAATTTTGAAATTCGGCGTGTTTTGTATTGATAACATAAAAGCCTGTTTCACCACATAGCACAGGATCGATTTTTTCAATACCATCCTTTGTCTTTTTGTGATCGTAAACAACTGCCATATATGTTGCTAGAGTATCATTGGGACATAAATCCATTAAGAAGTTTTTTGGAACATCATTATATGTTATTACATCACTATCAACCCATATAACACGATCGGCATCGATTGTATTACACATTCTAAGCCACGAAAATGCTTTCATGCTAAAAATTTTAATTCTTTTTTTGTATTCTGTTTTTTGAAAATTGTGGAAATCAATATCCAACTCGTCAAAAGAATGATAAACAACATTGTCATGATTGTTCATTGTAAAGTCTTCGGCAAACACATGGAGTTCAATATCTTTAGGCCAATGTGTTACAAAAGAATCTATGCTTTCTTTTCCTAATTTATCGTAATATTGTTTGTTCTGTGTTGTAACTGCAACTATTTTCATTGTGTTAAAATCCTGTGTGCTGTCCCATCTTTTAATTCATTTATATGGAATTGACCATATGCTAAATGGCATGCCCACTTATAAATCAAATCACTATCGGGGTAGATAGGATTTTCTATTGCTTCTAGTGTATGCGATGTTAAAGAAGAAGCCGCATTTTTTTCTAATGTAAATGCAGGTATTCCGTATAATAATGCTTCTGTTGCCGCAATGCTTTGTAGTGTTACAACAGCGTATGCGTTATTAAATTCTTCGTATATTGACTTATTAACACGTTCTTGACGCTTTGTCTTTTCTCTAATAACAATAGGCCTGTCGGTGTATTTTTTAAGTGTGCTAATAACTTTGTTACGCCACTCATCCATGTTAATACCATAAAACTTTGCAGGCTTATCACTAGGCATAACAACAAGAATATTGCGTCCATCCTTTTTCCATTTTGGAATTTTATGTCTTAGTTTTTCCCAACGGTCTGCTGGTCTATCAACAATAGTGCTATGTTGTAAATCGTTTTTTACAATTCTATGAAACAACTTGTAACCATTAGGATTAATCGACGATTTGTAATTACCAACATATCCACTATCCATATAGTAGAAATCTCGACCGTCTTCCCAACAGCGTTTCATTAATTTATGTTTAAGTATTCCTCTTAATGCAATTGGTTCATTGCTTGATTCATAATCAAATATTTTGTCTGATGTTGGACTAATACCAGCACCTTGAGCAAACATATTGATATATTCATCTGTTCCGTTCTTGCTTAGAAAAATCATTTTTTAACAAAAAATAGACCATGTTTACGCATGAAATATTTTCCCATGGTTGTATTTTTGCGTAGTTCTCTGGTTAGTTCGTCGTCATAACGAAATCCATATTCGTCAAATTTTTCGTGCCAGTACTCTGGTATTTGGCAGTTAACATGATGATTTCCTGGTTTGCCTGGAAGTGCATGAGTAGCAATTACATATTTTGCACTTTGAAATGCAGGCATATAATTAGGAATATATTTTTCATAGACGTGTTCTAAAAATTCAACACTCCACGCTAGGTCGTATTGTTTGGGAGGTTGAAAAACTCCCTCAGTAAAATCAAAATGTATTTGTAAATCATCTTTTAACACTCTCGGATCACCTTCTACACCAATGGCCTCTAATCCTTTAGAACGTGCTAATTCTACTTGACATGCTTGACCGCACCCTACGTCAATCATGCTTTTAATATTAAATTTGTTAATGGCCCAATCTAACGATCCTTCATCAATCCAGCAACGTCCTTCGCCACCGCCTAGGTGTTCTGCAACTTCTATATTTTTGTCCATTTTTTTCCTGTCTTCGCGGCGGCTTGTAACCACAAGTCGGCATAGTCTACATTTTGACAATTATTAAACCAAGGTCCGCCTTCTGTAAAGTGTACTGCTTTTGGTTTTCCGTCTCTTGGCTCTTTATACCATCCCTCTAACCAATTCCATTCATGGCTGATCTTGCCAATCTCTTTATCCTTAAGCCAACTAAAGCGATGCATATACTTTCCTGTTTCTTTGTTAACCATGCTAGGAATAACTTGTGCATTGCTTGGATGACCGCAATTCCATAACACCATAGAACTCCAATTCTTTCTTGGATATAGCAACTGCTGTTTGCCGTCCATCTTAACACCTTCCTTAGGTGTATAGTCATGATGAACACACATCACTGCATACTTGTCATCACGTTGTGCAAATAATTTATCAACATCATCTAACCAAAGAAAGTCGCAATCGCAAAACAATGCCCATCCTTTATAGTCCATTAGATAGGGAATAAGAAATCTTGTAAATGTAAATTCGGTTGAACCCAGGGTGTCGTCACCTCTTTTATAAATGTTTTTTTCTCTTAATTCATTAATTTTAAGATATCTAACATCAATAGGTTCTTCTGTTCGATGTTTTAGACTCCATTCACAAACGTCACTAGCAATAGGTTCTCTACTATCATAACCTATGAATACGGTATTAGTCATTTTGTTCTCCATAGTCGGAAGAAACGCCGACCCTTTCTATGTCATCTTCTATGCAGTTATCTCCATATTGTATTTCCACAACTTTAAGTGGATAGTCACTTTCATTGCATAGTTGATGCCACTCTTTGTTTAATATGTGTAGTGACTCGAACTTGTTGTACTTACCACGTAAATCCAAATCGGTTGACGAATCCAGAGTGTAAACGGTTGCTTCGCCCTCGCTTACAAACCAGTGTTCTGCACGATCTTTATGCCTTTGCATTGATAAACGCTGGCCTGGATTAACGGTTAATTCTTTAACTTTAACTTCTGATCCTACTTCAAACAATACTCTATAATATCCCCAAGGTCTTTGTGTTTTTGGATATTTGTAATCTTCTAATATCCAACTGCTTGAATTCTTTTTATCTTCGCCGCCCACACCAAATTCAAAGGATAAGTTTTGATCTGGATGTGACATTTCTGGAATATTGGTTGATGTTCTATCTCCACCGTTGGCAAAGATAATGTGTGCTTCTGGATATATTAATCTAGCATTGTTAATTGCTTCAAGTGCAGTATCATCGTTATCGTCGAACAAAAACATACCATCAACCATGTCAAGATGTTTAACAATTTGTATTCTTTCTGTGCTTGGCATAAAAGGTCTGCCCTTTTTACGTGTTAACCAGGCGTCGGAATTAACACCAACTAGAAGTTTATCTCCTAGTTTTTTTGCCGCTTTAAAATATTCGATATGACCGGAATGTAGTGGATCAAACCCACCGGTGACTAGTACTATGGTTTCCATAGTAATATTTATTTGTAGCAATCTGCCACAAGGTATTTGTTGAATTCTTTAATATTATAGTTTGAAAAGTGTTTAGATAATATTGTATTAAATGACTCTTTATTATATACCCGTTGCCATCCATGATGTACTTTTGGTCCTTTGATGGCTAATACCATGATAATAAATCTATTACATGAATGTTTGATTCTGTTTAAAAAATTATTAGGATCATCCAAATATTCAAGTACACCTAATACTAGTCCTAGATCACCGGTTTCATGTATTTCAAATGTTACATCATTAAAGTTAAGTTGAATGTCGCTTGTTGTTTCTTGATCAAACCCTATATATGATTTAAAATTAAAGTAGTTGCATATAGACTTATCACCACAACCAAAATCTAAAACATTTAAGTTATCTATTTGATAATCTTTTAAGAAACGATTTCTGTCACTCCACACAGGTTCAGTCAAAGTAAACTCCTTTTAAATGTTCCCATGCAACACCGTTGTTTAATTCGTTACTATTCCAAATCATATATCCAGCATCATGACACCATTGTGTTCTATCAATGTTTATATTAGGGTTTTCAATATTTTCTAATTTGTTTTGATTACTAATATCCCAAACAATGCTTTCGTCGCTTAATGGAAAAGATGGTATTCCTTCGAATGTACTTTCTACTAGAGCATTGCTGTTATATCCAACAACTGCCCAAGCATTTTTAAGATCGTGTTCTAATGACTCGCCTCCTTCCATTTTATTTCTTTGATGGAATACTTCGGATATTGAAACTTTGTTTTCTTTAGAAACAAATTGTTTAAAAGGAACTTTTGCTTTGTGAACATGCGGTCTTATTACAATAGGTCTGTCTGTATATTTTCTAATATTAGTAATTGTTTCGTCAATCCAATTGTAGTATGTGCCGTAATCGGCATACATTTTATTAAGAGTACTATCGCCACCTTTTTGTAGCAACAATAATATGTGTTCTCCTCTTAATCTCCAATCCTTTACTTCTAATTTTTGTAATTTTTTAATACGATTCCATCTATCCGGCGGACTATTTTTATTATTAAAATTGCCTTGTCGTAAAAAATGTCCCCAACCTAATCTATAGTAATGATTTTCTAAATCACCAACAGGAAGTATATTTTTTCTAAATGGGTTACTTTCGCAAACTAGTGTAGGTTTATTTGCTTGGGTTATGTAATCGTATTCAGGAGCGGCTTTCGTTTTACTTTTTTTTACATTGATTTGAAAGAATGCGTCGGCAGATTCCTTTAATGGATCATCGTAATCAATTATATGCCAATTAGGGATTTTAAAATCAACAGGAAAATATCTGTTAATAAATCCTCTGAAAGCAACTACTCTAGGGGGTGTCATATAAAAAACTTCCTGCGATAATATTTTAAATTTAGAATTAAACTACTAATGTGTATATTTACCGGAAGCCATCCTTGCCTAGTTGTAAAGTCTAATAACTTGTTCGCACCGTTTGGACTAATTAGATATGCTGATTGATTCTTTAATGAGTTTTCCAAAAAGTCGTTAAAATTTTCCCCGTGTTTTTTATTGGGTTTTAATTCTTCTAAAATATTTTCAAAATCGTTTTCGCCGTCTGAAAAATTAATAACATCATCTAAAAAGTGAAGAATATTGTAAGGTATTGGTACTATTTGATAGGCATCGTCTTCAATAATTAGATAAGGTTTATTTTGTTCTGACGTTGCTTTCCATACTTTATGATGTGAATAATAACGAACAAATGTACTATCTGTTTTATCTTTGCTTTGTCTAAACGGGGAAATATGATTGTCCGCAGTGATGCTACCTACACGTTCTTCTGCGTTGTCTTGTATATATTGAATTTCTTTATAGCCAAACTCTTTACAGCGTTCGTAACATCGTGTGTAGTTTGTTGAGTTTTTATCTTTTGTAATTATACAAACGTTATATTGATGCATCTTCCATTCCTGCTACACGTAGTTTAGTGATATTAGTTATCTGCCATTGTTTCATGTCAATGCCTTTTAAGATACCTAACCACTTGTTACGTAACAGGGCAAACTCGTTGATAATTTTTTCCATATCAACCACGTCTGCTTCGCCATCGACATACTTTTCTACATCGCGGCTACTTAATGCTCTTTGATAATTTTCTAAATATTGTTTGAAGAATTTTGATTTCATTCTTCGAAGTTCGATGTTAAGGTATTCTAGAATCGCCTCAATTTCCTGTAATTGCCCGAAACGCTTTTCAACAACGCCTGGAAGCGATGCCGCATTCTTTTCAAGATTGCCTTTTAAAGCACACTCAATTTTTGCGTCAGTTAACTCATTCTCATACCAAACAATACAATCAGGTACGTTTGCTATGTCTTGAGAGATTCTAGAATACCAATTAATCATCTATTACCACTCTTCTTCATCGTTTAAGTCATCATCATCGTCATAACTTTCGATTGGTCCCAATGCTTCTGCTACCGCTTCTTCTAAATAAGGATCAGCATTGCCTAGTGTTTGAACTACCTCTTCCGGTACACCGTTGTCGATGCACCAGTTGACGTATTGCACAGCAATTTGTTCTTTATTTTTCGGATCGATATGTGCCGAAAACATATCCCAAAGATCAATAAGTTGTTCTTCGTTATGCATTTCCATCCTCGATTATCTCCTCTGAAATAGGCTCATCAGCAGTTACCTCCGCTGTGCCTTCAGAGTACTTATCATTAATGTTCTGATAATCCTTCATTATGATATCGAGTTTTTCTCCGGTCCAATCTTTACGATAATGTAAAAGTTCCTCTCCTGTACTAGTAACATATTTCAAACGATTACCTTGTTGTTTTAGTAATCCTTCTTTTTCAAATAAATCTACTAGACCTGAGTAAGGATCCATACCTGTTTCATATGGAATCTTCACTTGTACACCTTCAAAAGGTTTTGCGTAACGTGTTTTCATTACCTTACAAGCGGCTCTGATACCACGTACATCTGTTACCTTTTTACCTTCTTCATCTTCTTTCAGTTTCAACTTTTTCATTGCTACCACAATAGATGAAGCATACACAAAGCCTTGTCCTCCACTGATTTTATCATCAGGATCGAACATGTCTTGTGAAGCGTATGTGTGATTGGTACATACCATACCTACGTTGAAACTACCAAACATATTAACGCAGTTACGTACAAGTGCTGTAAGTGCCTTAGGTTTTCTACCCATATCACCTTTCATATCACCCTTACTAAACTGATCAACATCTGTTGGAGTTAACAACATACCCAACGAATCAATTACAAATAGTACCTTAGGACGATCATTGGGGTCAACACCTTCATAATCGTTACGGTAGTCTTTCATAAACTCGCTGATAGTTTTTGCTACGTCATCAATCATACTCATTGATAAACGCAGTAATTTATCTTCTTCTGTTTTTACACCTAGTGCGTGAAGCCACTTTTCATCAAGTGCATTCTCTGAGTCAATTAGTACTACAAAGATACCTTGATCCTGTGCGGCTTTCACAATATTTCCACTAGCGAAGTAAGATTTACCTGCACCAGATTCGCCGGCAAATACGGTCACCTTACCAAGTGGTACTCCTTTATGGAAGTCACCACTGATAAGATGATTTAATGCGTAATTACCAGTCGAAACCCAGTCAGTAGGATCGTTAAAACCCATACCAAGGCCTGTAATGCTTTTGGTTAGAGTCTTACGAAATTTACTAACGTCAAATGGTTTCGCCATTGTTTACTCCTTATTAAGATTGACGGTCACGGATCATTTTTAAAATGTCCTGAGCACGTTCACTTGATGGTTTATCTTCGGTCGTATCCGTAATTGATACAGCAGAGCCGTCTTCTTTACGAACAACACCCGCAGTCGCATCTTCCTCTTTTGGAGTCATTGGTGTTGGTGCAGTTGTAGTTTCTGCGATTGGTGCCGCAGGTTTCGCACTATTTGGATCACCAGTTGGAGCACTCATGCCTGGAGCACGAAAGTACTGACCCCAACGTTGTGGATCATATGCTTCGCCATCAACAGATGCTTCAAACATCTCTTGAATAACTTTAACTTCAACTTCACTTGGTTTCTTAGGTAAGAAATCATCTAAGTTATGCAAACCATGTGAGTCAACTGCCGCTTTTTCTTCATCAGTTAGAGCACGTTCTCTACGTGACCATGTTGATGTTGAATAATCAGCATAACCTCCTTTAGATGTTTTCTTAATTCTAAAGTCTACACCTCTTACATAATCTGTAGGAAGATCTTCCATCTCAGGATCCATTAATGCACCCTTAATGATTTGGAAAATTTGTGGACCAATAATAAAACGTCTAATTGGATTTTCTGGTTTGTTTTCTTCGTTTAGTGGATCGTCTGCCACAAAGCCTTGGAAAATGTATGAACGCTTTTTCCAATACTTACGTCCTTGGTCTTCTAATGCAGGATCTTTAAACCAACCACGTACTTCTGAAAGTACTGGGCAAGTTTCACCATACATTTCCATACAAGGAACGTTAACGGTAACCGGACGTGAATCCGTTTGACCTTTGATTCCCGCAAATGGAAGTTTGATCATCAAACGTTCTTTCCAAAAGAACACGTTGTTTTGATCAGCGTCTGGTAAGAAACGTAATACTGCTTCAGTACCTTCTGCCATATTCCAATGTGGGTAAATTGCGTTGTCGCCGCCGCTGTTTTGTGAACCACCGCCTTTGCGATCTTCTTGTTCACGTAGTTTTGCACGTATTTCTGCTAATGTTGCCATAATAAGCCTCCTTTTTTGCCTTTAATGTTTGTGCCTGTTGTCGATATGTTTTTCTAACAACATATCTATATTATAGTTACCTTCTGTTACAAAGTCAACTATAAATTCTGAAATTACTTAATTAATTTTGCCAATTTACTTTTGATGTACTCAAGATCTTCGTTTGTTCTTAGTAATGCCTTTGCCACGCTAGGGTGTTTGGATAATCCTTTAGCAATCTTTTCAATTACATCGACTGCTCCAGAATAGTTACCGCCCTTGAATCTTGGATCATTTAAAACACCAAACGCCATTTTAATTTCTTTATCACTAAAGCCTTGGTTGTCTTTTTCTTCACCGTCTTCATTAGTTTTAGCCAATGCTTTACGAACTTCTTCAGGATCCATATTAAGTTCTTTAGCAATTTCCTCTTCGGAATGTCCTTTGGCTTTTAGGCTGTGCATATACTTAATGCTACCTTCTTCTACTTCCTCGTCGTCAGCAAGTTCTATCCTTTTACCTGAAAGTTTGGATACAAACTTCTCGACTAGATCCCCTACGGAATCACCAAAACGCTTACGAGCGGAAATAACCACTCCAGTTTCGCCTCTTGGAAACGCTCCAGTTTCTTTATCATAGAATGAGCGAACAAACTCAATGATCTCTTCAGTTGATGCTTTTTCATCTTTAGGCTCTTTGTCGCCTGCTAGTTTCATAGCACCATCTTTACCAATAGTAACATCAGTAGTATCAGTAGTATCATCTTCTTCTGATTCAGCGTTGAATGCATCAATATCACCAGAGTCATATTTTGCTGGTTTCTTCATGTCGCCGAAATCTAAGTCGTTTAATGCTTCTGGATCGTTCTTTTCTAAGTAAGCATAAATTAATGGTCTTGCACAAGCATCGCTATCTTTTTCTGCTAGTGCTTTTAATTGATCGTCAAGTTCTTTATCATCAATGATACCTTTTAAACTTGACAAAGCGTTTGTTGCGTCTGGGCCTACACTAAAGTGTTGACCTATTAGTTTGTTCAGTAAAGAAATTTTCTGTTTATCCATTGCTTCGTCAACAACAGATTCTGTCCAATCTTCAAATTCATCTTCTGGTGAATAAAGTTCTTTTTGACCCATCTTATCATCGTAGTCATCTTGTGCCGCATCCATTGCATACTCATGATCCGGACCATCTGGTTGAACAACAGCAGTTGCTAGTTCGTTGTCTAGTTTATTGTTGCCATCACCTTCTGCTTCACCTCTTAATGAGTTAGGATCTACTTTACCGTTAACTACTTTGTAGTAAAGATATCCCATACCTGTTTCACCGTCATCACCTGTGAATTCAAATTCTGTTTCGTATTCTTCGTTGTTGTGCGATTCTTCTTTTACAACTTCATCCAAATCAAGTGTTGTTTCACTAATTCTTTTTTGATGTATTTTGTGTAATAGAGGGAACATATCTCTCAATTCATTGTTAAATTGAGGAATAGTAAAGGCATTGGTAAGATCATTTACAATGTCTTCTCCCAATTCGTCATCAGTTGACTCTAAAGGTTGGAAATTTTCTTTGTATTCTGAATAATATTTTTGACCTTGTAATTTTTTAATATGTTCTCTCAAACCGTTTAATTCTGCTTCAGCACCTTCAATAATATCACTTGAAGTTTGATTCATAAAATCTTTTCTACCAACATATCTTTTGAATGCTGAAAGTTTAGCAATGTTACCTGAAGTTTCAATAATGTGTTTACCTAATTCATCATGAGGAATACCACCGTTAGCAACATGACGTGCCATTGCTCTTGCGCCTGCTAAATGAGCAAACGGATATTTAAAACGTTCACCTGCTTCGTTTTCAATAAACAACGAACTAATATGTCTTGTTCTAGCACCAGTTTGTTCTGCGTTAATTTCTTTTTTATGTCTTACGATAAGTTTCGTCTTATCTAATTCCTCATAACTAGATTTTGTAGTTCCGTACATTGCTGACTCCTGAACATTTTTGTTTGCCAAATAATTATAATCTCTTTTGTCTAAGTTTGCTTTTGCAATATCTCTAGTATCAAATTGCATCATGTGCCTCTTAGCAAAAAATCGCATTTCCTTAAGAAATGCATACCATTCATCTTCTTGTTGTTCAGACACATTTTCTAACATACCTTGGCTATAATAAATCTTTAATGTATCAGAATCTTTAATAGAAACAGATACAGCACCCTTGTTTTCACCGTTTGTTACATAATCAAAATCAAAGAAACGTGCTTGACTTTCATTTTGCGTAGGTGCACCAGTATCGTCGCCCATTTCCACACGTGGAAATCTCGATCTAATTTTCTCAAAAAGAGAAGTTGAAATAGAATCTAAACCCTTCATAATGTTATTTATGCTATTAGAAAGAAACAAACACCGGCATTGGAGTTATCAATTCAGTGTCCATATCCTTCATTTTTTCGTAAATTGCTGGATCCCATTCCGCTAATATCTGTTGCATACGCACATTTAGTAGTGTTGCTGACACTAAATCGTCATGCTCGCCTGTTTTAGCACCAAATGTAGTACCATGTGCAACATAGTTCTTGAGTTCTGATATTAGTGGTTTGCTTTTGATTTCCAGTTTGTGTGTTTCTAATAAATGCTTAAATTTAGCACAAGCACCCATTTTGGTTTTGTGTGTTGTGTTAAATCCTTTACGAAACTTACGCACATGTCCTTTCCTAATAGGTTCACTTAAAAACATACCGTATATGTTTTCCTCTCCATAGTCCTTAACACTTACTAGTGCCGCTTCACCGATAGAGTTATTTTCAATGCTGTAATAAACTTGTGGTAACTGAGCACCCTTTGCTTCGCATTGTTCCTTAATAGTTTTTGTAATTTCTGCAAGTATTCTTACCTGTCCTTGAATTGGAGTTGTATTATGTTGCCATTCTGCTACTTGTTTAAAACTAGGAAGTTCAAATACTTGAATAGCCGCAAAGTCTCCTCCTGTACCTAAACTAGGATCCATGCTAACAACATACGTGTACTTAGAATCACAATCTTTATACCAGCGTGTTTGTCCTAATCTACGTAGCGGTTCTTCGCCTTCCAATTCTGCAAGTCTAACACTATTAATTAATGTTTCATCAAAGATTAAAAACTCGCATTCATGTTCACGCCTAAAACGCTCTTCACCAATACGTGATTTTTCTTCTTCTGCCCATTTTTCATCTCTATCAGGGTGTTCACTCCAGTGTGCTGTAAAAGCAAAGAAACCATTTGTACCAACTTCTGTATCGTTTCCGTGTTCATCAAATCGCTTATTTGCTTCTGTCCATATAAGTGCAAACTGATCCTCATCACTATTTGGTGTTGAAGTAATAATCGCCTTACCACCTGTTGCTAGTGTTGGAGAAATTGCAGTCCAAAATTCTTTGGCAATAGTAGGATTAACAAACGCAAACTCATCACAATATAGTAAAGATATTGACATACCTCTACCAGTGTTATCTGTTGTTGTTTGTGATACAATACGCGAGCCATTATCAAATTCCATTGATCCTTTATTATAAGATGTAACCCCACAACGTATATGATCCGGACAATCTTCATAAGCATAGCGAATACGATGCATAATTTCCTGAGCACCTGCATATTTGTGTGCCGCAATTAATATTGTTACATCTGGATTAAACATAGCATACCATAATAGATAACCAGCCGCCGTAGTAGACTTACCTGTTTGTCTTGGTAGCATATTAATATTGAATCTATGATTGTGATATGAGTCTACAAGTCTTTCTTGGAATTCAAATGGTTCAAATAATAACTTACCTTTTGTTGGATGTTGGATATAAAAGAAATTATCCATAAAGAATTTTGCACCCGTAACAGGATCTGCACAGGCTTGTAACTCTTTAATTTCTTTTTCTGTATATCTGGTCTTGGAGTGTGCTTTTTTAACTAGTACTCCATCAAGACTCTTGCTATTTTGTACCATACTATTATTTATTGGGTATTTTGGTGTGCTATGATGTTTTAGATAATAAAAAGCCCCGCTTCCGCGAGGCCCAATCCTAAGGTAGTAGGATTAAAAAATTATGCGTTCTTTTTAGCCATTTTAGTTGCAGTTGCATACATTACCGCTTCTGCATCATCGCCGTATCTCTTTTTAAAATCGCCTTTGGCTTTTTTCATGCCTTTAACATATTTTTCTTTTGTTTTTTCTTCTGGCTTAGATAATTTCTTTTCGTTTACAAATGTTGTCCATTCGCCTTTTAATCTTTCTTCGAGACCTTCTAATGGATTGTCGCCTTGTTTAGAAAATTTACGTGGTAATTTTTTAAGTTCTGTTTTACCATATGTATCTTCTAGTTCATCATCGCTATACCGTTCGCCTTCTTTTTCATCTC